CGTGTCATAACACCAGCAGGAGCAGAACCCATCGGACCCTGTCCACCAAAAACCTGATTTCTATCGCCTCTATCAGACAAAGCATGCCTCCATTCAATAAATTAAAATTCTACGATTTTATTGTATTTCGTAGATGCTCTAAAGTAAAAACTAAATTAGAACAGCCCCAAATTTTCTCGACCTTGTTTTCTGCTGCAACTTGTTTTTGAGTCATTTTCCTATTTTTATCTGCTCTAAAATTGAATCGATCGAATCTTCTGTCAAAATCAGTCCACCAAAATCTAGGATCTGTTTTCGAAGCTAGGTTCCATCCAGATTTAATATAAGAATCACCGTCTCCATGACGCATATCGACATACGAAATTAGTCCCTTCTTTCCTGCATCAACAGCATACTTTAGAGCATATTTCGTTAATCTTGAAAAAGCGCCTGGACATGAATAATCTGGCGCTAGCGCGAACCTAGCGACTTCATAATATTCATCCCACTTTTTATGAAAAGTCTTACGAATCGAAATGGCTGCGATGATTTTTCCGTCGAACTCTAAGGCATACGCAAACTTACATTTTACGTCTCCATCTAAATGCGATTCATCAAAAAATTTTTTGCGTCTTGAAGATCCTAATTCTATCACTCTACATCTTCTAGCGAATGTGGTATCTTTACTCACCCCAAGTTTATGCTTTATAAAAGACTCAACTACACTACGCTTATTCTCCCACTCATCTTCGAATATTCTATAGAGTTTAATTCCAGAAGAGTTAGATAGTTCTCTTTTTCTATCGTGATAGAATTCGTCTCTAAACTTTTCACAATGCCAATATAAACCATCGTATTCGAATCCAATCGATTCACTCTCGCAAAGTATATCAATCTCGTAAGGTTTTATTTTTTTCCTATCGCTCATTATAGCTTTTACACCCAATGAGGAGATGAATTCATACATTTCTATTTGTTGCGATGAATCTTTGGGATTGCAGACGTCACAGCGAGGAGAACCTTCAAGAGAATAGAGACTTTTACTATTAATAAAATCGCATTTTTTACACTTCACTTTTAAAGTCTTCGATTTTCTTGTTTTGTATCCGTCTATTTCTCCCTCTAGAACGAGTTCGAAACCAGCAGCTTCGACTCTAGTTTTTACAGTTTCTATAGACAGTCTTTTACCTGCGCTTCTTTTCTTATATGAACTCGATATACTTCGACTAATTTTTTCTAACTTCTCAGATGTGATTTTTGTTAACCCGCGATTCCAGGGAATTAATTCTCCAGATTCTGATTTCTTCAATTTAGTCTGAGACATTTTTTCTATTCGAGCGTCCGTACTTTTCGTAAGACCCGTTTGCCATGGTATAATTTCGCCAGAATCGTACCTCTTCCGAAGAGTCTGCGATGCTTTTTTAGTTGAATTCTTGATTCTTTCGTCGGACGCAATCGACAAGCCTGAATTCCACACCTTGAGTCGACCTGTCCTGTATCCTTCTTTTCTTTTTTCTACAGCTTGTTCTATCTTTTCTCGGTCACTGAACACGCTATAGTCCCTTGCATTATGTCCACGTACATATTTCGAATAACCTGCTTTCCACGACCACAAAGTCTTTTGTCCGCAACCACATTCGCAAAATTTTTGTTCACCGCCTAAAATAAAGTCAATGTATGCTTGTTCTAACGTTAGATTATGACTTTCTAATAAATGCGCTTCGAAATTAAGAACACGCTTAGTAGAATAGACACATAATTTGCATTCGTATAAATAACAATCGCCCATGCATGTAATTATACACACGGGCGAAAGCTGTTAATCGTATGGGCTACTTTGTTGAACTAATTTGTGATAATCACTCAAAAAGTAATTTCAAATTAGAATTGCAAAATACAGTTGTCCATCTGAATCGTGAGCTGGATTTCTGCGGGATCTTCTGTACCATAATCTAAGTCGCCAAACTGTGCCGAAGTGATTTGAGCACCTTTGATATCCCAAAGTTCTACGACAGTGCCAACGGGATCAAGCATCTTTAACTGAATGTCGCGCTTATAGAAGTCGGCGTAGCCAGCTCTACCTGAGACTGATTCGTAGTGAGTTCTAACCCATTCCATGACCTGTTGGGCGCCTGACGGTGCGATGGGATCATAGAGTGTGATGCTCATTGTCGAGAAGGTTGCTTTACCAGCGACGTATCTCTTGGTGTTAATCCAGTGAATTTCTTGTGGACTGATGTCGACCTGTGGGCGAGCTGTGCCTTTGACCAAGAACGCGTCAACGCCGTCTATAGCAAGTAACCATCGGAACTTGCGCTTTGGTTCGAAGCGATTCGGTAGCATTTCGCCGACTGAGAGTGTTTCTGCCATTTTTTTCTCCTAAACTCTAATTATTCTCTCGGGTGCTTTTTATATTGTTGCGCCCGCATTTGTGACGACGAAGTCTAGCGAGACGAACTCGATTGACTTGGTTGGTTGGACAAAGATTTTACCTCTGATCGTATTATTTTCGACGTCGGCTTGTGTAGTCGTCGTCGTATCGATCTTAACTAGGTATCTATCGACACCTGATTGCGCCTGAATTTGTTTCAATATCGGTTCAACGAGAGCCGAGAATCTTACTAGTGTTGTTTCACGATTGGGTTCGAAGAGGATCTGGTTCGACGCGTTACGGACTCGACGACGAATTTCGATGAGTAATCTTCTAACATTGACTCTATCTAGAGCAGACGAACGATTTAGCAGAGTCTTCTGACCATTGATGATCGGCGAAGGCGAACCTGGAATCGTAGCGATGGGATTGACATTCGCAGAATATAGAGTGTCCATATTGTCTCTATTTAATTTTGTCTGTGTTTCGACGACGTCGGCTAACGCGCCTCTTGTGAAACCAGCAGGAGCGAACCAGGGATAGGCTATCTTGTCGTTCTGCGCGAATGCACCTAACACTGCGACAGATGGAGGAGCGACGACTTCAATGCCTGTCGATGGATTAGGAACAACAACGTCAGGATAGTAAGCTGCGCCGAACGAGCTATCGAGTTGTCTATTCTTAAAGGTCGACGCAGTGAGTGTAACTGAAGGAACTATGTTTGAACCAGTTATTACGCTTCCATCGACTGCGATTTCTTGAACGTCCATGACGTATAACGCGTCGAATCTATTTTCGACTGCATCTAATGCGTAATCAGTAACTCCTGGGCTGCGTAGACCAGGAATCGCGACAAGTTGCGCATCAACGTCTGTCTTTTCTGCCATTACGTCGATGGCCTTACGATAAGCTGCGACTGTTGGACCGAGTGGACCACCTTGACCTAACGAATCGGAAATTTCACGGTGAGCAGCGAGATCTGACAACGTTGATTTTTCATCGTCGAAAATATTGACGCCGTCGAATCCACCCTGTAGACCGAAAGTAAACTTAATGTACTTTCTACTTCCAAGATCGTCTAGATCTGACAGCTGCAAAAATCTGCTGTACGATGCGCCCAAATTGCCATCACGACTATACGCAGCCAAATGCCACTTGTTAGGATCGGGAAGACTATTCGTTCCAGTTATAACCTGAACGTTCTCGATGGTGAAAAGATTGTTATTGAAAGAATCAGCTAACGCAGAATCTGCTCTCCAAGGATTTAAGAAATCCGTATGGTACGTTGCGAAGTAAACTGCGTTCGACTTTGCGTTGGCATCAGCGTAGTTATTCTTGTTTGGTTCTGATATGCTGTCTTTCTTCTCGTATTGAACGCCCCAGTGAAGGTATGGAGCTACTCTAGCACTAGCGCCTGTACCCTGTGCTAAGGTTTTTCTAAATGGAACAGGTGGTTGTTTAACGTCATCAAGAGCGCTGAAACCATCTGTTTCAAGAATACCCGCGCCGTAAGAAAGTATGTGACCGTATCCCTTGAATCCGCAAGGAAGTGAAGTGGCTGGAACTTCCATGGATTGAACTGAATCTGCAACTTCTACTCTTATGTAAGTTGAACGATTGGAATATAAACCGTCAACAGATAATTTTTGGCTACCAGCATCGCGATCGAAATCGTAATAAGCGTGCGTATCACCAATAATTCTTGCAAAATAATTTTGCGAGGCAGGATTCAAAGACATTCCAACGAAGGACTCTAGTACAACTTGATTGTCGTCGCTATCAGCGAAATCGCGAACGAATAGATCAAATGTACCATACTCAGAAGTTGGATCTGATGAGGGAGTTAAATTTCTTATTGAAATTTTAACCTTTGTATTCGCCCAAGCCCCATCATCTAGCGCGTGTATTCTAAATAGATCTACTGTTTCTCCACCGAAGAGTTGGGAGACAACCCACGGAGATTTCGCAGTCTGAAATCTGTCTTCGAATCCCTCGAAGTTTGGAACGATCGTAGAACCACTATTGTGACTTGTAGCGCCTACTAA